AATTCATTTGTTGGGTGATTACCCGGATGGATGGACTGGGCACAGGTTTGAAGCCGCTCCGCTCTGTTGGGGTCTCGGGTATTCTATGGAAAAAACCAGGGATCTGCTGCAAACTGCTTTATTTGGCATAGTTGAAAACGGAGAGTTATCTGGTGGTTTAGTGCCGAGAGAGCGGATCGTATCTCACGAAAGCGCAATGGGAACGACAAACGCGATGAGAACAGTTCGCGTGAAACATTCGTCAGGTGAGTTGTCTACTATGCAGTTTTGGTCGTACTCGCAAGGGCAGCATGCGATCATGGGGGATATTGTCGATTGGTTCCACATCGATGAGGAGCCCAAAGATCAAAACATCAGACCTCAAGTATTAACCAGAACAATTAATGGCGATAACGGCAGAGGTGGAAGGGGGATTTACACGTTCACCCCTGAAAATGGCCGCACTGAGCTGGTCGTGCAGTTTATGGATAACCCGAGTCCGGCGCAATTTTTTATGCAGAAAGGCTGGGATGACGCTCCGCACATGACTGCGGAGAAAAGAGAGAGGCTTATCAAGCAGTATCCATTGCACCAGCGGGATATGCGGACAAAAGGAATACCGATGCTCGGGCATGGAAGAATTTATGATCTTGGTGAGGATTATATAACGTGCGATCCATTTCATATCCCAGATCATTTCTTTGTTATAAACGGAATGGATTTTGGTTATGACCATCCGCAAGCGCATATAAGATTAGTCGAAGACCGTGACAATGATATGTTTTATGTTGTCAATGCGTACAAAGCAAGCAAAGTAAGCGCAAACGACGCGTGGGGGGCTGTTAAACTATGGTCGGAGAATGTGCCGACAGCATGGCCGCATGATGGTCTGCAGCACGAGAAAGCAAGGGATGATTCTAAGCAGCTAAAGGTCCACTACGAAGATGCTGGATTTAAGATGCTGCATTCATTCGCGACATGGCCCGAGGGAGGGAATAGTGTTGAAACTGGACTTTACGAAATAAACGACCTGATGCGAAAAGGGAAGTTTAAAATATTCTCTGGATTGCGACAATTACTCGATGAAGTGTTGCAATATCATCGAGACGATAAAGGCAAGATATCTAAAACAATGGATGATTTGCTTGATGCTGTAAGATATGCTTACATGATGCGTAGATTTTCTGTTAGAGTTGGGGATATAGGTGTAAAATCAAAGACAATTAAGTTTAAAGCATGGGGATGATGAGCGATTACTCTGATCACGCGTACGTTTTAAAGTGCTTGAAAGAATCTCAAGACGCAGATAAGGATAACCGGGACGCTGCTCGTGAGGCTCACTTATTCATTGATAAGCGTGATGGGCAATGGGAGCCGTATTGGTGGAATGCTAGCGAGGGGAAGCCTCGATATACGTTTGACATGACCGGGCCTGTTGTTGATGCGATTTCTGGAGAGATTGAACGCGCAGACTTTGGTGTGTCAATAACTCCAGCTGGAGGAGTATCTTCTAAAGAAGATGCAAAGCTGTTTGGCGGGATAATTCGCAGCATTGAAGATCAATCTGGCGCAATTGACATCTACAATATGTCAGCTCGTAACATGGTTACGTCGGGAATAGACGGATGGATGATCGTTCAGAAGTTCCAGGACTGCGACAGTTTCGAGCAGGATCTTGCTGTTGTTCCCATAGCAAATTTCATTGATTCGGTTTGGTTCGGACCATTCAAAAAACCTGACGCATCTGACGCAGAGTGGTGCGTAGTTTTGGAAGCAATGGATAAAGACGAATATAAAGAAAAGTATGGCGATGAAATGTCGTGCGTTTCAGTGGGGGATGGTAGAACTGCTCAGGCATATTATGACAAAGCAGATCAGGTAATAATAGGAAATATATTTTATATAGAGTATGAACCCAGGACTCTGCTATTAATGCAGTCAGGTAAGGTGCTAGACGAAGAAGACAATCAAGACATTATAGATGATATTATCGCCGCTGGAGATTCAATAGCAAAGACACGCAAGCGCAATGAAGCAACCGTGTATTCAAGACTTTTTGACGGCAAAGAATGGCTTAACGAGCCGCAAGAAACGGTTTTTAGTGAAATACCTGTAATACCTGAATTTGCAAACTTTAAAATATTTGAAAATAAAGTAATCTATCGCGGAGTAGTTGAGAAATTGATGGACTCGCAGCGTGTTTTCAACTACAGCAAATCACGCGAAATTGAAGAGGCGGCTCTCGCTCCCAGGGCTAAGTACTGGCTGACGCAAACACAAACCGCTGGACACGAAGATACGCTGGCAACTCTTAACACTAATGCTGACCCGGTGCAGCATTTTAATCCAGATCCGCTTAATCCAGGGACTCCGCAACAATCTGGGGGTGCAATGGTTAACCCTGGCCTGGCTACTTTATCTGCTGATATGAGAACAGTTCATCAGCAGTCTGCAAGCCTGTACGCTGCAAGCATGGGCGATAATCCTGGTCTGCAATCTGGTGTGGCTATAAAAAGGCTGCAAGACAAGGGAGATGTAGGCACAATAAAATATTTCCGCGCTCATGAGAGAGCTATTGCACGCACAGCAAGAATACAAGTAAACACAATTCCACGTGTATATAGTACAGAAAGAGAAATGATGATTCTCGGTCAAGACGGAAGCGTCGATATTCGCACTATTAACCAGCCTGTATTTGATCAGCAGACCAGAAAAATGGTAACTGTTAATGATTTATCAAAAGGTAAGTTCAGTGTCTCATGCTCATCCGGTCCGTCATTCCAGAGTCGACAGCAAGAAACTGTAGCAGCAATAACTGAGATTGCCGTGGTTGACCCATCTGTAATACAAATGGGTAGTGATATACTATTTAACAATCTTTCTTCACCAGGCATGGATTTAATAGCCCAAAGAAAACGTCAACAATTGTTCCAGGCTGGAGTTATACCGGTTGAGCAAATGACCGACGAAGAAAAGCAGAAAATGCAACAAATGCAGTCGCAGCCACAACAGCCAGATCCAGCCACACTGTTGGCTCAGGCTGAGATTGACAAAGCTCAAGCGCAGGCAGCAAAGGTAAATGTTGATGCTCAGGTGGCGCAACGTAGAGAGGATAGGGCTGACGTTGTTGCTAACGCAGAAATAAATCAGAATCAGCAAAAAATTGATATGGATAGAATGTTTAAGATGTTTGAGCGACAACTCGAGCAACAAAAGGCCATCATAGAAACTCAAAATACTTTAGCTGCAACTTTGAAAACAATAAAAGATGCTACCGGCATAGATAAAATTATTGGCAGCGGGAATGCGGAAGCATACAGCAAGGCAACTGATTTACTTAACGAATCGCTTAACATGTAATAAACCCGTACGTGACGGTATCGCGGCAACCTTTCTAAAGGCTTAAAAATGACACAAGAAAACCTGCAAGAGATCGATGAAGAATTGATCGAGAATCCAGAGATGGACACCGAAGAATCAGGAACTTCGGAAGATGCTGAAACTGAAACTGTAACTGATGAATCGAATACTGATAAAGATCCGGCCGGTTTTACCAAACGGATGAATCAGAAGCATTTTGAATTGATGGAAGAGAAGCGATTGAGAGAGGCGGCGGAAGCAGAGGTAATAAATCTTAAATCGAAGCTTCCAAACGTTCAAAAGCCTGTGATACCTGATCTACCTGACCCGTATGATGAAGATTATGACATCAGAATAAAGCAACGTGACGAAGCCATAAGGAATGCGGCAATTTACGATGCAAACGAGGAAATACGGAATAATCAGATACAGTCTCAGAACAAAGCAGAGCAAGAAAGAAAAAAAAACGACTTGGTCAAAAGCGTTGAAACGTATTCTGGTAGAGCCAAAGAACTTGGCATATCAGAAAATGAGCTAGCTGTTGCAGGGAAAGCTATTGCTGCTTATGGAATGCATGATGATGTGGCGCATTTTATCTTAGGTGATGATAAAGGCCCTGCAATAACAACATTCTTGGCGCGCAATCCGGCTGAACTTGAAGCAATAAGTAAACTCAGTCCGATGCAAGCTGCGGTTCATATCAGCAACGTTATTAAGCCAAAACTTCAGTTAAAGAACAAAATTAGCGCAATACCGGAACCTGCAGATACATTGAGAGGTGGTGGAGTTACAAAGCCTGAGCGTGGGCCGAAGGGCGCTAAGTACGAATAAGGAGATTTAAGAATGGCTAGTAATTATGATAGTAATATTACGCGCAAACTTGCGCGTGTGTTTTTGGAGAAAGCCGAAGCCGCCAGGGTTCACTCTAAAAACGTTGACACGCAATTATTAACCGGAAAATTTGATCCTTCCAGCGGCGACACTGTAGATTTCAAGCGTCCGACTGATTACACAAGCTCGCGCACAGCGGCTGGTGATATAACAGGTGTTAGAAAGGACATTATCACAGGGAAAGCTTCTGGAACGGTTCAAAATTACTTTACTGTTCCTATTGATTGGAACGAGGCTGATGAAGCAATTAAGATGGATCAGCTCGATCAATTAATAGCACCCGCAGCGACACGTATAATTACCGACCTGGAACTTGATTTTACCAACTTCATGCTTACTCGAGCAGGTTTGTTGGCTGGAACGGTTGGCACTGCCGCAACCACTTGGGATCATATTGCCCAGGCCGGTGCGGTAATGTCTGCGCACGGAATACCCACTGACCAGCCCTGGTACTATACCGTGAATCCGTACACTCAAAAGAAACTGGCTAGCAATCAGCGATCTTTAGGTGCCGGTGGAACAGCCGGTGAGTTAATCACAGAAGCGCATCAAAAAAGCACCATATCAAGTATGTTCGCCGGTTTTGATCGGGTAATGACAGCAACAACATTGCCACGGTACACAACTGATGCTGCAAGTGATCGAGCCGGTACTTTGACGGCAACTCCGACAGCTACTTATGTTGGCGCAAAAGACTCGATGACCATGAGCATTGCGGTCACTGCAATGGGAGCTAATGCAGTTGTGGCAGCTGGTGAGGTAATCCAGATAACTGGTCGTAATCGCATGAATCTGTCTACCCGCAGAGCTATTCTTGACGATACAGGAGCCGTCGTATTGTTTACCGGCGTTGTTACCGCCCCAGTTACTCTTGGATCTAGCGGTGAGGGCACTCTTGTTATTTCTGGGCCTGCAATATATGAGGCAACCGGAGCTTACAATACCGTTGCTTCTGCTGTTACTTCCGGCGATGTTGTAACTCGGCTAGGCTCGGCTGGAGTGACATTACAGCCAAACCTGTTCTGGCATAAAAAAGCATTTTCTATCGGTTCCGTGCCATTACAAAAACTTTATGCCACAGACACGATTGCAACGACTGAAGATGGCTTGCAGATACGAGTATGTAAATACTCTGACGGTGATGCAAACAAACAGATAGTTCGTTTTGATTTGCGTCCAGCGTATGCTTGCCTGAATCCATTCTTTGCCGGTCAGGGTTGGGGGAGCTAATATCAAGCGGGGCTTCGGCCCCGTATTAACTTTATGGAGCAGTAAATATGAATATGATTAAATGGATAAAGAAGAATGGCACTGAAGTTGTTACCAATGATTTGCAAGCTAACATAGAAGCCGCTATTAGTCTCGGATGGAAGCGAAAAGAAGAACCAAAGAAAGAAGAACCAAATAAAGAAATTAAATAATGGCTACAGTTGCCCAGATTGCAAAAGCGTCTCTGCAAAGAATCTTAGTTCAAGGATCTAATGCTGATCTACAAGCTGAGGAGTATCAGGATTACATTTTTGCGCTTAACAATTACATGTTAGCGCTTGATGCTGATGGTATATCACTTGGGTATACTGTCGTGTCGGATCTTGGGGATACCGTTACTGTTCCGACAGGAGCGTTGCGCGGTATTATCGCAAACATGGCGATTGAGGTGGCACCTGATTACAGTGGAGTAATAACACCTGGGCTTCAAGTGGCTGCGGCTGAAGGCATGGAAACTATGCGTAAACTTGGGCAAATAAGCATACAGACCGAGTACCCATCAACACTGCCAATAGGATCTGGTAATATGCCAAATATCCGATACTCTAATTTTTATCCAGATTTGGAAGCTGAAATATTGGCTGAGACAACCGGTGCAATCGGACTTGAAACAGGAACACCATAATGACAAATCAAGCTCGCGGCAGAAAGATAAGTGAATTCCCGGCAGACACAACACTGCCAGCCAACACCGAGATAAGCTTTGTAGCTGATGGTGTAAATTATAGGATAACATTAGCTGATTTCCAGGCATCTATCGGAGTTACTGGAACCATTGTTCAGGACGGAGACGTTACCAGCGTACCAATACTTGATGTACAAGGTGCAATAAACAACATTAGAAATATAGAGGCGGGGGCTGGAATATCTGCTTCAGTCTCGCCAGAAAATGGCGTACTAATTGAACATAATTTTCAATCTGGCACAGGCGGTCAGCCAATATTAACCAATCCTTCAGCAGCCAGTCCGCAAATCGGCAATGTCATTGCCGGGGCAAACATATCTGTTGCAGCGGTGGCAGGTGGTGTTCAGGTAACAGCTTCAAATTCACCAATACCAGCGACGGCGGTAATAGTAAGCTCAATGTCTGATTTCCCAGAGGATGTTGCGGGTGTTATCACGTTGCCAGCTAATACTTATTACATGCTGATGGCCGATGTGAGCACAGTAAACCGGTTCGATGTGAGCGCTGGTGGGATATCTATACAATCTATCAACAATGCTTATCCAGCAAAAATAACATATACAGGGTCTGGTGACATGTTTACCGGATCTGGTGTAAGTTTTGTACTTTCAAATATCAGACTTTCCGCTACATCAGGTCAGGTTTTTAATATGACTGATAGTACTGGTCTTGCGCTATTTAGTTTATCAAATGTTGTTATAGACAGTTGCAACAAGCTCGGAGCTATAGCCGGTAGCAGTTTTGGTGAAATTAGAATAAGTACTCTATATGCAAATAGCGTTATTACAGACGGATTTAACTTCGGAAGCGCGACGGTTATAAAGTTTTCTGCTAAAGATATCGTTGCTACAGTTGCATCTGGAGTCCTGTTTAAACTCGGAACTGCAGTGTTTAATGACTTTACATTGAATCGCGCAAGGGTTGATCTTGCTGTCGGTGTGTCGTTGTTGTCTGGTGCCGCAGCATCCGCAAACATATCATCAGGCAGCTTAGGTACAGTTATAAACTGCAAGACAACTGGCTCTGGTACTCCTTTGTCAACAATCGCTGTCACCGATAACCGTTGGCAGTTTTTGGCCAATAGTAAGATACAGGATACAAGGCCGAGCGGTTTAATATCTTTAAATAGCAACGCCACGGCAACAACAATTTCAGTGTCCGGAACCGCTGTAAAAGCGAACGGAAACAATGCTTGGGTGAATAAAGGAACGTCTCAATTTACTGCTGCTGTTGATGGTAAGTTAACGTACACAGGAGAGAAGGCTGCGATAATGTCTATCTCAATAACCGCATCAATAAGCCCATCATCTGGAACAAAATCAGTAAGCGGTTACATTGCTGTTAACGGAGCTATTATTGCCGAGACAAAATCAACTGCATCTGACGTTAGTACGATAACAACTATTTACAATATGATATGGAACAGAACATTTGCTACCAATGATTATATTGAGTTTTGGGTTGCTGATAACACCGATACTACAGGAGTTGTGGTGGTCGATGCGGTGATAAGGATAGCTTGAAATGACCGTCACCACTCTTCCGATTGCTAACGGATTTTACATAAGCGATAGCTTACCTTTGTCTGCGCAGCAGTGTGTAAATTGGTATCCAAATATTGAAACTGCTGAGGTTTTAAACAAAGAGACTTTGATCGGAACACCAGGAATTAAGCAGATTGCAACATCAGGGTTATACAACCAACAGAATCGCGGCTCGCATGTCATGGCTGGGGTGCCGTATTTTGTTAATGGAAACAGTCTGTATAGACTTGAAGATAATTTGTCTGACATGACTATGCTTGGTTCTGTAACCGGAAGTGGTAGAGTCTCAATTGCAGATAACGGCCATCAATTATGCATTGTTGTGCCGGGAGCAGTAAGCACAGGATATATTTACACTTGGTCTACCGGAGCACTTGAGGAAATAACCGACCTTGATTTCAAAGCAAATGGCCAGCCGCAAATTGTTGTTTATATCGACGGGTATTTTCTGTTTTCAACAGACAGCAAGAAATTTATTGTTTCTTCTCTGAATGACGGATTGTCTTTTAACGCTCTTGATTTCGGTAGCGCAGAATCAGACCCGGATGATATTGTTTCTCCTTTTGTTTTTAATAATCAGCTTTATATTTTTGGGTCTCAAACAATTGAATCATACCAAAATATTGGCAGCGCTGATTTTCCTTTTCAAAGGTCAGGTTTATTTATACAAAAAGGATTAAGTTCAAAGTTTGGAGTGACAAGTTCAAGCAACTCTTTTATTTTTGTTGGTGCTGGGAAGAGAGAATCTCCGGCGATATGGAGATTAAATGGCAATTCGGTCGAGAAGATATCAACAACCGCTATCGATACTCTTTTAAGCGGACTATCTGCCGATGATGTAAGTAATATTTTCACCTGGACTTATGCGCAAAAAGGCGCGTATTTTGTGGGATTCTCATTGCCGGAAACCACAATAGTTTATGACGAAGTATCAGGAAGATGGCACGAAAGAAAGTCAAGATTAACTGACGGGTTCGGTGTTCCAAAGAATATAACTTATAGGGTAAATTCAATAGAGAATGCGTACGGTAAAGTTTTGGTTTCTGATTCTTTGGATGGGCGTGTAGGATATCTTGATTCAGACGTTCACACCGAATATAACAATAATATTGTTAGAGTGATAGCTACGCAGCCATTTCAAAATAATATGCGACCAATGTTTATCCCCATGATTGAGTTAACTGTTGAATCTGGAGTAGGAAACACGGATATAATAGATCCTGTCATTGAGATGGAGATAAGTAAAGACGGTGGGAAAACGTGGTTTTGTCAAACTTCTCGCGCAATTGGAAAAATTGGCGAATACAGCAAAAGAGCAATCTGGCGCAGGAATGGAAGAATAGAGAGATTCTTTGTTTTGAGGTTTACTCTTTCAGATCCGGCGAAGCCTGTTATACTTCAGCTTACGGCTGATATTATCGGTGTATAAATGCCACAAAATCAAATAAAACTCAACGTCGGATTGCCCATAATAAATGGCGATGGCACGGTTTCCCCTCATTTTCAAAGATATCTTCTGCAACTACAAAATAGCGTAAACATTGTTTCAACAGGATCTCCAGAGGATGTAATAGAGGCTCCGCAATACTGCGTTTATGTTGACGAAACAATCCCTGCAACTCCGGTAATTTACAGAAAAATGCTACCCGATATAGGTGGGAACAGGAAAAAGGGATGGGTTATTGTATGATAACTTGCGATAGAACATACGATGTAAACGTAATAAAATCAGTGATATTTGATCCGGTAATATGGGATTGCATTACCGAGGATGGTGATCATACGCAAGATGGATTCGACGTTGATACAGTTGGCGAGTGCTGGCTTGTGATAAAGAATGATGACTTAGTGGTTGCGATATATAACATGCACGCACTTAACGGCGTTACATTACAGATACATGCTCATGTTTTGCCACAATACCGAAAAGATTTTAGTCGAGAATCAGGCCTGGCTGCTCTAAGATGGATTATAAATAATACTGATTATCAAAAGATTGTTGCCACAATTCCATCAATTTACGACAACGTGAAAAAGTTCACCGAATCATTTGGGTTTATTGTTGAAGGCATTAATCGATTGAGTTATAAAAAGAACGGTAATCTGTGCAGCCAATGGCTCATGGGAGTAACTAGGGGTGAGTTGGAATGGGTAAAATAGTTAAAACGATCTTTGGAGGAACTGACAAAAGCGCTCAAAAAGGTCAGTCAGCGCAAAATGCTGCTGCGACAGATTTCATCAAAACACAAGGGGCGCAAGCTAGGAGCGATTTGTTGAGTCTTGGTCCGGCTGCGGAAGATGCAAGAAATTCTGGATATCAAGGCGCTCTTGATGTTTTAGGTCAGACAATTCCTGGTCAAATAAATGCGTTTACGGCGGGCAATGCTGCTGCTCAAGCCGCAATACTTGGTGGAGATCCAACCATTAATACGATATCTCCAAACACGTCATTTAGCAGTCAGCAATTGCCGAAATACCAAACTATTGCCGATGCTTTAACCGGTGGAAGTTTTGAGACAAAAAACAAGCTTGCTAATATCAAAACAGACGCGGATCTTCTGCGTGCTGCTGCTAATGGTGATATACCTGGACTGAGTTCTGCTGACCGTCAATGGTATGGTCAGCTTTTGCAACAAACACCAGATTTCTTAAGCTCCACTAGGTTTGTTTCAGATCCTAATTCAGCAATTCAGAGTGTGTCAGGTAATGGCAGCGGTCTTGATCCAACTAATCAAATTAGAATGCAAAACCTGCTTACACGATACGGAGCGATGCTCTAATGGCCCAAACAATATTTGGCACTGGAAATTCAGCAATATCAAGCAATGATATAAGTCAGTTTCTTTCCAATCCAAATCTTACACCAGACCAGATACTATCTGCTGCAAATGCAAATGGCGTTAGTTTGAGCCAGATACAGGCCGCAGCTCCCAATGACCCAAGATTCACCAATCAAGCGGCTATGCCATATCTGGCTAGCCAAGGATATACAGACCCTGGAACAATGACGCAAACATCTGTGCCAGGAGCGCCACAAACTGGGTTGATTGGGTCTGAGGCGGCATTGCAAAATGGCTTGACTGGGTCTCTGGATGCTTTGCAGCAAGGTAACTCACAAGCAAATTCAGTTTTGCAGAGCGGAATATCCGCACTTGATCCGTTTGTCAAAGCGGGAAGTTCTGCTATTGATTTGCAGGCTGCGTTATCTGGCGCACTTGGGCCTGAAGCTCAGGCGCAGGCCTTTGCCAACTATAACTCAAGCCCGGGACAACAATTCCTGCAAGACCGAGGAGAGCAGGCGGTATTGCGAAATGCTTCTGCGGTTGGTGGACTTGGAGGCAGCAGAGTATTGCAGGAATTGCAGAGGCAGGGTATAGGATTCGCACAGCAAGATTTCGGGAATAGTTTTGATAGACTTGGACAAGTTTCCGGGATGGGGCTTAATGGTGCAAACATATCTGCAAATCTGACCGGGCAGATGGCTAATAATAATTTCAATTACGGTAATAATGCCGCTAATTACGCATTTAACACCGGTGGCGCATTGGCATCTGGAAGAACTCGAGCAGGTGAACAGCTTGCAGCACTTAATAGCCAGCAGGGATCAGGAGTGGCTGACATTATTAATCAGGGCGGAAGCAACTTGGCGCAATTGCTTGCTGGGGCCGGAAATGGGAATGCTGACACAAAAATGCAGCTTGCACAATTACTTTCAAGCCTAGGCATGACGCAAAGCGGACAGGTTGCCGGCTTGCAAGGTGTTCCGGGAATACAGCAAACTCAAGGCGTTCTTGGAAGCATAGGGCAGGCGGCATCCGGTATCGGAACAGCAATGATGGCATTTGCATAGGTGGATTATGGATAATCAGCCAAGTACTTACTCAAAAATAGCTAACGCGTTGCAGGGGTTTGGCGCCGGTGTTGCTGGTCAGGGTCCTTATTTTATGCACGTGCAGCAGCAACAGCAACAGCAGTTGAGCGAAGGCAGAAAAATGGCTTTGCTACAAGACGCTTATACTGTGCAGCAGAATTTACAAACAGGGAATATA